CCGGGACCTATGTGTCCGAACAGCCCGTTAACCTTGTCTTTACTCCCGAGTCGAAGGTGCCAAGCACCACCACGGAGACGCATTTATGTTCCAACTAACCCACGAATTCAAGCACACCGACTCAATCCGCGAATGGTACAACTATCTAAAGGGGAACGGCACCCCCTGCGGGATAGCCCAGGTGTACAACATGTTTTCCGTGTGGCGCGGGGGGAAGTTCAGGAAGACGGTGGCCGGCTTCAAGGGGGAAAGCACCCTGGAGGTGGAGGACGCGCCCCGGGGGAAGCTCAAGGAATCGTGTCACGGGTTCGACGAGGAATGGGATAGGGAGAGGGGAAAATGAGACAGTCCGAATTCGGCAAACTGTATTTTCAGACTGGCCCGATTGATGCGTCGCCGAGCTTTACTGGCGCAAAGCAGGAGAGATGGAAGAACGACGGCATTTACACTCTCCACATAACTCAGTCCGAGGTGTGGATCGGTGGGCAGCTTGGGCTGATTGCCGATTGCGCGTGCGAAGTGATGCTGGGAGACGGCAATGTAATAAACGGTTTTAACTTAGATCACTACGACGATCCCAACGGGGCACATTGCCATCACATGAATAACGAGGTTTATGTCGATCCCGGCATGGAGATCCTTTGTAACTATTATGCCGTTTACTACAGTTCGCATCCAGCGGGAACGGTGCCCAAGGTGGATTTTGCCGTTAGGCTGTGGACAAAAAAGATCAGTTAGTGAGAAAAGAATAGCCCATGCGGAAACAATCTTACGAAACCGAAGATCGCTGTAGGACCATTATCAACACGATCACACTACACTTTCGTTACAATCAACAATTGGACGATGATAAATTAGAGGAATTCCTTGATTACATAGAGAGCGTGTTGCAATGGCAAGAGGGTAACGCTTGAGCCTGACAATCCAGGACGCGATGGGCTTGTCCGTCGAGGAACTCCGTTCCCATCCCAAGGAGGAACTGGAAGCCCTTGCGCGCGAGCTGCTTCAAACCAGGGACATTTTACAACAGGAAAACCAGATCGTTTTTTACCAGCCGGCCAACGACGACGCAAGAAAAATCCACCTATCCACCGCCCGGCAGATATTTACATTAGGTGGAAATCGTAGCTCAAAGACGGAAACCCATCTTGTCGAGCTTGTTATTCAAATGACGGGCATCGTGCCCGATTGCCTTAAAGACGATTATCCCCAGGAAAAAATACGCCCCCCGATTCGCGCACGGCTGATCTGCACGTCGCTCGATAACGTATGGGGGACGGTGATAAAGCCCAAGCTTCAATGGAACGTCTGGAGCGGGCGGGAACCCGTAGGCGGGCAGATGGGCCATTGGGGATGGATACCCAAGGAACTGCTGATGGGGGGTAAGTGGGAGAATAGCTGGCGCGAAAAGGATAGAACGCTCACCCTTACCAACGGCTCATCCTTGCAGGTGATGGCCTACACGCAGGACTTGGAAGAGTTCCGCGGGGCATCCCTGCATTTAGTCCTGTGCGACGAGGGGCCGCCCGAGGACATATACCGGGAAAACCTGATGCGGTTGATCGACGTTGGCGGGCGCATCATGACGGCCATGACGCCCCCGGACGATACCAACACGGCATGGGATGCGGCGTGGGTTGCCGAGGTGTTCGAGAGGGGGCTTGACGGCCCGGCCAAAGATCCGCTTATAGACTCGTTTCAGTTACTTTCGGAAAAGAACCGCACGCTTCCCAAAACCGAGCTTTACGAGCTTACAAAGGATCTAACCCCGCTTCAACGCCAGGTTCGACTTGAAGGGAGATTCATACACTTATCCGGCCTTATCTATCCAGATTATACAAATCGCCCCCAAATGTGGTGTTTTACTTGTAATCAAACGCAATTAGTGGTAAATAGGAAGTGTGCGGGGTGTAGTTCCAGCGACGTTGTTGAGTTCTGCCATGTAGTTGAGCCGGTTGAATTGGCATTTACATGGCCTGTCGTGTTTCTGATGGACCCCCATCCTAGAAAAGCCCACATGGTAATCTGGGTGGCGGTGGACAGGAGCGACGATTACTGGGAGATAGCCGAGGATAGCATCAACGACACCCCGGAGAACGTAGCCAAGCGGGTTTTCGATTTTGAAAAGGCCAACAAACTGACGATTGTTAAAAGAATTGGCGATCCGCGTATGCTTGGTCAACAGGCGCATGTAGCTGGCCGGCGAGAAGTTACTGTGCGCGATGAGTTTGACGCCGTGGGGCTGCGCATGAGCCTTGCCGGGGGAACATTCAACCCCGGACATAATCGTTTAACCGAGCGGCTACGCCCCGATAGATTTTCCCGCCAACCACGCATACACATTTTCAATACGTGCAAGCAGACTGATTACCAAATGAAGCGCTATGTTTGGGACGAGTGGACGCACGACACGCCCAAGCGGGATCAGAAACAAGAACCTATCAGAAAGAACGACGATTTTCCCACATTGCTAAGATACTTGTGCGCAGAGGAACCGCGTTACGTGAATCTACAAATGGGACAAAACTACAAACCATCGGGAAAGCGGAGATCCGCCTATGGCTAACGAAGAGAAGCCCGTAGGCACGGAGCGCGCGGCCCCCGAACCCGATCCTACTCTTGTCGTAAGCGGGTTTCCCCGCGAGCGCCGGCGCCGGTCACTCAAGTTCAAGCACGGGGATGTTGTCGATGCTGTTCTTAACGACTTGGACAAGGACGAGCGGGATCGCCAGCCCCGTATAGACATGCGCAAGGGGCGCTACGCCAAGTACCGTGGCTACACGGACTATTTCGGCAATAAGGATTGGCCATGGAAGGATTCGGCCAACTTCTGGGTGCCATTGATGATGACCAATGCGCTCAGGATGAAAGCCGCCTTGGAGAACGCACTCAAGGGTGTGCGCCCAATGCTTTCTCCGAAGGCGACCAAGCGTGCCAACAAGGGCAAGGAAGAGTCGATTGCTAATGTCTTGGATTTTCAGTTCTACCAGGAAAACGGCGGGGAAAAACTGATTGACACCCTGGCTGGAAACTTTGTCGAGGATGAGGCCATCTTTGGATTCGTGCATTGGGTGAAAGATCGCCAAACGGTTCGTGACATACGAGTGTTGCCTGGCAAGCTTAACCCTGACATGGATTATCGTGCACAGTTCCTACAGGCGATAGATACCCTTTTTCCTAATGTGCTTAACGCCGTGATGAAGGATGAAGATGGGTTCGTCTGGGAAGTTGATTGCCTGGACGAGAACAATGAACCCCTGACGGCCATTGCCGATTTTTACGACAGGGACGATGGGCGGGTGGAAGTCGTCATTACGCAGCAGCAAACGACGTTCAACGGCCCCGCGGTAGAGATATTAGACTTCGAGGATGTTGTGTTCCCGGTACGTTCGGGAAACCTACAGCCCCCTGGGCCGGCCAACCCCTACGGGGCGCCGTATGTAAACAGATTGTGTAAAGCGTCACTTGACAGTATCAAACGGCGCAAAGTCAACGGCACTTACGACCTGCTAACCGACGACGGCATCGAAGCCATTGTTGCTGGCCGTTCGGCAACAGGGAGCGGGGAACCATCGGAACAGCCCAAGGAACAGAAGGACAAGATAGAAGGCGTGGAGACGAGCTTCGGGCAGTCGCTTATGGAAGATCGTCAGATCGTGGAGCATTACGGGCGCTACGACGTGGACGGCGACGGGCTTGAAGAGGATGTGATTTTCTGGGTTGAAAGAAACTCGCGGATACTGCTCAAGGCGTGCTTGCTAACCGAGATGTATCCAGGTGTGCCGATCATGCGCCCGATCATAGACGAGTCCATCTTTCCCGTGGCGAATAGGGTGTATGGCATATCGTTTACCGAGCTGCTTGAGAGCTTTCAGGACATTACACAGATCACCATGAATCAGCATGTTGATTGGGGCACTCTTACTAACATGCCGTTTTTCTTTTATCGCGCATCGAGCGGCATGAAGGCCGAGCCTATCATGTTGGAACCCGGCATGGGGTATCCGCTGGATGATCCGCAGCGGGACGTTGCCTTTGCGCAGTTCCCGCAAAAGGATCAGACGTACACGCTCAACACGGTTGCCCTTGTCGGACAGATGGCGGAACGGATAGCCATGCTTCCAGATACAGCCTTCGGGCGCGTTCCAACCGGTAAGTCCGCGGCGCTCCGAACGGTCGGAAACATGGTGTCGCTCATGTCGCAGATAGATGTGAGATCGGAGCAGGTGCTAAGGCGGCTTTTCTTTTTCCTGTCCGGGGTACACACCCTCATGCACAGGCTGAACAAGCACTTCCTGCCCGACAAGAAAGAGATCCGCGTGTTCGGCTACGATTCGGAGCAGAACGTGTACATGGACGTTACGCCTGACACGGTGGACGCGGACGTGGACTTTGAGTTTAAGGCAACCATGCTTAATACCAACAAGCAGATAGTTAGCCAGTCGTTGCAAGAAAGCCTTGCTCTTATCGCGCAGCCGATAGCCATGATGATGGGGATTACCACTCCAGAGAAGATTTACGAACTCATGCGGGACATCGAGAAGTCCAAGGATCACGATCCCGACAAGTATTTGCAGCGCCCGCAGGGCACCCCTCCAGGCCCCAAGCTTATGGCCGAGGATGCTATCGGTCTGATTATCGAGGGGCGGCAACCGGAAGGATCGACGCTGGAGCAACCGGCAGAACACAAGGCGAAACTGGATGCCTTTGTGCAATCGGAACAGTTTGGATTCTTGAGCAAGAATCAGGTACCGCTGTTTCATCAGTGGTATCAACAGGTGGCTATGCAAGCTATGCAACAACAGGCTATGATGATGATGGCTCAACAGATGCAAGGTGGGCAAGGTGGACAACAGGGGCCGGGTGGCGCTCCGACAACGATTACGCAGCCCCAGATGGGCGACACCCCGATACAGCCCAATAACCCGATGGATCAAGGGACGAACGTACAATGAACCTTGAAGACATAGCTCAAGACATAGCCGCGAAGCTAGAAGGCCGCGAGCAGCAGCGGCGGGGACAGTTGCGCCAGCAGGCAGCGGTGGGCGTGGCGATGCAGGATTTGGTTATTGAGCCGAAGTGGAAAGTGTATGCTGATCACATAGAAGCTGTGCGCCAACGGCATGAGCAAAGCAAGGCATCACTGGAACAGCAATTAGCCGACGGCAAGTTTTTAGCCAACGAGGAATACGGACAGATCAGGATTGACTTGGCGCGCGAAAAGGCATGGTGCGAGGCGCTAATGTTGAGCTTAACGATAACCAAGACGCTTATCGACAACGGGGAGTTTGCTTCTGCCGCAATCGGTGAGGCGCCATGAAAAACCTATGTGCGTGCGGAAGTGTTGTTGTTCATTCGGTGTGCTTAAACAAGATGTGGGACACGTTTATCAAAAGGAGTAGCGAAGATGCCAAAGGGAAGTGGAAGAACGGGAAAGCCGGGAAATGCAAACGTGATGAAGCCGATGCACATTCTCGGCCGTAAGGGATCGGGTGCTGGAAAATCGTCCGGGAAGATGGCTCCCAAGAGCCATAAGTTTTTGAGTAAGCCCAAAGGAATGAAGGGGTACTAAAATTGGCCGAGCAGTTGAGCGCAGATCACGCGGAGCATCTTAAAAAGATGAACGCTATTCGCGCACAAGTTGCGGCCATTAATCGCCTTTATGGCGGTAAGTACAACATTGAAGAGTGGGTTACTTCAGACGGG